AGTTAGAAGAATGATTGAGTTGAAGCCAGAAATGAATGGCGAGACTCGTGAGACATTGGTGAGTGTGGGTCATCGCTGTGAGTTCTGCCAGGGCAACGGCTGGTACTGGGGAGCGGATGACATGGGGCAAGGTATCAAGGTTACCTGCCCGAAGTGTAAAGGCAAGGGTGAACTTGATGCAGTCATCAACATTACCTGGAAGCCAACCTGTAAAGATTAGAGCTTATGGAACAGCAGGTGACTAATTTCGCACGGTTCTACTCCATCTTGAAGCGTGTACCGAAAATCGGTGACGATGAGTTCTTCAAGAAAGAAATGGTTTACATAGCCACCGGAGGCAGAACAGAGAGTTTGAAGGAAATCACACGAAAAGAGTATGATGACCTTTGCAACCTCCTGGAGAAGCGTTTCCCAGAAAAGAGAGACATCTATGTGGAGCAGCGCAGAAAGAAGCGCAGTTCCTGCCTGAAGCTCTTGCAGAAGATTGGGGTTGACACCACCAGCTGGCCAGCCATCAACGACTACTGCAAGAGTCCGAAGATAGCAGGTAAGGTGTTTGCAGAACTTGACATCGAGGAATTGCAGCAGCTATCCAAGAAACTGAGAATGATTCTTAAAAAGAAAGAAGAATAACTATTATTATTTATAAGATTATGAATACAGAAGAAATTTTGAACGGCCTCAGTGCCGAGCAGCAGGAGGAACTGCTGAAGAAGTTGGCTGCCAAGAAGCAGCAGAGTGAACTTGACAAGCGCAATGCCTATGAGGGCATCCGTGACAACTTTGCCAAGAGCGTGAAAGACAAGGTGGTGGAACTCTCATTGAGAGTGAAGGATTTCCGTGACTGGCTCGACAAGGAGGGCGAGAGCTTCAAGGAGGTGATGGCCGAGTATGGCAAGCTTCGCAACAAGGACCAGCGTGGCTACACCCTCGTGGTGGGTGACTTCAAGTTTGAGGTGAAGAGCCAGGATGTGAAGGGATTCGACGAGCGTGCCGAACTGGCTGCCCAGAGACTGATGGATTTTCTTGGTGCTTACATCGAGAAGAGCGAGAAGGGCAAGGATGATCCGATGTACCAGCTCTGCATGAACCTGCTTGAGCGCAACCGCAATGGTAAGCTCAACTATACGAGCATCAGCAAGCTCTATCAGCTGGAAGGCAAGTTCAACGATGAGGAATACACCAGCATCATGAACCTGTTCCGTGAGAGCAACGTAGCCAAGGAGACGGTGGTAAGCTATTACTTCAGCATCCGTGGTGAAGATGGCGTTTGGCGCAAGATTGAACCATCTTTCTGCCGCTTGTAGCAGAAGTGTTTAATTATTAAACTGAAAATGAGGCATCCTGAAAAGAATGCCTCTTTTTTTATGCCCATATTTGGAATATTTTTGTTATTTTTGCAGCCATGGCAAAGGGAAGAGACAAAGAACTGGTCAATACCAGGAACATCCGTATTTATGAGCGTTACTATTTCTGGACTGAGGTGAAGAGGCTTCGCTTCGATGACGCTTTGAAGAGATTGAGCACTGAAGAGTTCTTTCTCTCGGAAAGTCGTATCATGCAGATTATACGGGATATGATCCAGGCAGGTGTAACCGTGGATGGAAAGCGAATAGAAAAGCCTCTGTTCACTGGCTTCAAGCTGAAGCCACGTTCTAAAGCTTCTTCACAGAAACCGTCACCTTACGAGGAGGGGCAACTGTTTGGGTGTCCTTGATGATGTCGGTGGCAGAAATGGAATATACCATTTCATAAACCTTGATACCATGGTTGAAGGTGTAGAACTTGGAAGTCTCCCTCACCAGCATGCCATCCTCCTTCGGGCGATAGCCCTGCAAGAGGCGGTGAAGTTCCTCCACCATGGCAGCCCTCTGCCTGATAGCCTCCATGGTTCCACTACCATAGTGGGTATCATCATAGCAGTCGATGATGAGCTGGACGTTCACCTTGACGGTTCCCTTCTGGCTTTTTCCTTCCAGGTTGCTCCATGATGCCTCCTGTAGGTCGATGAGCACAGCCGGATAGGTCAAGGGGTACATGTCGGCCTCGCTCTGGTCGATGTTCTCCAGCTGACCGTAGTTTTCATCAACGAGGGAAAGGCGAGGCATTCCCTCCTTGACATGATCAATGATTTGATAAAGAAATAATTCCATCTTTTATTTTCTCCAATGATTCGTTAATAGTTTTGTTAACTTTCACTTGCAGCTCCCTGGAATCTCCCATGAACTGACGCTGTGGAATGTGCGCCTTCACCGTGATTCTTGTTTTCCGTGTGAGGGCAAGGCACTTCCACAAGCGTGCCTCTTCCGGGAGTTCCTTGGGGAGCGATCCTTTCCCGTTGATGCCAGCAAGCGAGTAAGCCATGTGCCAGGCATAGCGTCTCATCTTGGGTGATACGGTTGGGTGCGTGGTGATGTCTCCACCATCATTGTGGATGGAGGCGTATGGGACAGGGTTCTCTATGGTGACCTCTCCGACACCGGGGTTGCTCTGGATGGAACTCATCAGATGGTTTCTTCTGGAAGTAAGCGGACCATACTTGGCATCAGGACCACCCTGCTTCTGTCTGAGGGTTCTTTTCCATGGATGCAGACCATCATCAAGCCAGCCACCATCACGGAAATTCTGCTTGAAATGGTTGACTGCAATCACTCCCACTTTGCGAGGGAGGCGGTCATTCACCTCCCTCATTATGTCATCTTTGGCCTTTTCAACCAGTTTTTCTATGTTTTTTGCATCCATAATGAATCTTTTTTCTGTTTTTGTTTGGAGTTTAAGAAAAATGTTGTATCTTTGCAGTGGTTGGAGCCGTACTCTCATTTTGAGACATGCGACTCTAACCTCCGAGCGGGGCTTTTGCCCCGTTTTTTCATTTCATATATTTGCTATTGTAGAAATAGCATTTGTTTCCATGTCTCACGATAACAACCCTTTCTTTTGAAGATTGTCTCAAAAATCCCTTAACTGTGGAACTTATTGTTTTTCTAGAAACAAATGTTGGAATCTCCAATACAATATTGTCCGCCTGTTTCTTTGCCGATTTCATTCTGTTTAGAATGTCATTGTGGTGCTTCTTCTTGTCTGTGGACTTAACCACATCCATCATGCTCTTTCCATCAAACAACATTCCGCCAATGAAGAAATCAGGATTCTTTCTGTCAGGCACTCCTTTAGGAAGCAACGAAGAACGCAAATGTGCTTGTTTTGGATTGCCAGGATCAAGTCGTGGAAGCAAATAGACTTTTTTACCTATTTTGTTTGCAATGAATCCAGCAAGCCTCTTGTTCTCCTTTACTTCATTTTCGCCATGATATGGAGAAGTAAAGACTTTACCTTCATGTGAAACTTCGTATGTCTCAATAGCAGGTGGCAAAACATCGGTAGTCTTTTTCAAATCTTTGTGGGCAGCCTTCATAGCATTGTCTATTTTATCACATTCATAGCAATGTTTCTTTTCATTCCTGAAGAAAGTTCCCATCTTGTTTTTGAAGCCTTTGTTGAACGGGCATGAGCCACATCCTTTTGGGAAGTACGGGTGATTGTCGCTGAATGTGTGCCCATCCTTGCCCGGATTGTTCTCCAGACCTCTCTGAGGCTTTGTTGGCTCCATGTCCTTAAGACGGACCACGGGGTCATCGGTGGCTTCAAGCGAACACTTGCAGTTCCAACGGTCACCTGGGTGATGCTCATTCCAGAAAGGATCATCTACCGGGAGGGTGAGTTTCATCTTCCAATAGACCCTGTGGTTTCTCTCCGGCTCCTTCGAGGTGGTAGGCATCCATCTGAGGTTTGGAAGGATGTCCTTGTTTCTCTCGAACTCTCTCCAGTCGGCAGCAGCGTGCGCACGGATTACGGCCGTATCATACTCAGTCTTCAGCCAGGAACCCACCTGGTGGGAACTGATGGAGCGCACGTCTTCCACCCATTTGGAGAAAGGCTTCAGCTTGCCGTCGGCATCATAGAGCTTTGCGGCCATCTCCTTGCCCATGGTGTGAACCTTGAAGGCGGCAAACACCTCGTTGGAGTGTCTGAGTGCCCGGTAGAAGTCTTCCTCATGGGTTGGTGGGGTCTTTGCCTTGGCAAGACCTTCCACGGTTCCCTCGTTGATGACACGCAGCACCTCACGCCACATGGCTCCCTCTATTCCGTTTTCGGTATCGAAGCCCCGATAAATGGTTTTCAGGAACTGGGAGAGAATGTCTGCATTGAAGCGGATTGCACCATCCACGTTGTCGAAATGGTGGTGTCCGCACTGGCATTGATGGTCTCCATAATAAAGCGTATCAATCAGAAGTCGGTGTCCGCCCCGATAGCTGGGGCTACTCCGAAAAAACTCTTCAAGCGGTCTTTGAACGGTTTTTTATCAGTGTTCAAAGGCTCTTCTCTGTGGGGGTCTTCCCCTGCTCTCTGAAGGCTCTCACGGATGGCCTGCTTCTGTGCCTCGATGCTTTCCTTCTGCTTGTCGTAGTCTTTCGGCTTCTCGATGCCGAAGGTTTCATAGAGCCAGTCATCATCCATCGGCAAGCCCATTTCCTTCATGCCTTTCACCACGTTGAGCATCTCCTGGGTGTCCACCTTATCCTTGTGGGCATAGACGAAGTCTCCACCCTCCACATTGAAGCCCAGGCTTGTGAAGATAGGCTTCATGTCGTAGTTCAGAATGTCGAGGAGGAAATTGCGGTCATCCACGTTCATGTCATTCTCTTCCTCCTTGTGTACGGTTCCGAGGGCTTGGGTTCCCGTGTCCTTTGCATCTGTCGTAAGGGTGTTGCCCAGCACACGAATGGAGATCTTGCTGTCCCAATACTCGGCAAAGTTCTGGTAAAGGTCAGAAGAACCAGTCTTGTTTCCAGCCTCGATCAGTTTCATCTCACTCTCGTTCGGGTGGATGTACACGGCATTGCTTCCCTGGTTTCTAGCATCGGCAATAATCTTCTTTCGGGCATCCTCATCCCCGGCATCGTAGGTGTACTCACGGATAGGCATGCCGAAAATGTTGCAGAACTTCGCCCAGTCGCTCATGTCTCCACGCTTGTAGAGGACGGCAGGGAGAATCTCTGCAAAGATGCCAAGTCCACGCTCCGTACCTACAAACAGGGTATTGGAGAAATTCTCGATGTCAACTCCATCCAGATCGCCCTGGTATTTCAGAATCTTATGGAATACCGGGTCGTAGTGCTTGCGGTTGATGAGATCGTAGCGAATATCTCCCTCATCGTCGAGGTAGAACTGAACGAGGGTGAAGCCGTAGAACTGTGACATCACCAGGTCTTTGCACAGTTGCTTGAACCATGGAGAGCGAAGCTGTCGGTTGATGGTATCATCCGGCTTGCCGTCACGCTGGAACTCAATAGGGATTCGGGTTACGCCACGGAGTCGCTTGTCGAGCACACCGGAGAGGTGAAGGTCGAGCTGTGCCGACTCGTACATGTCGAAGAGCTTGACACGATAGGAGAAATCAATGCTCTTGGCGTTTCTTACTGAATCCATGTAGTCCTTCATGTTGAACATGAAAAGTTCAGGCATCTGAAGGAACACGTCTGGTGGGCGGTTTCCTGCAATCTTTCTGAAACCACCCTGTACTATCTTGCTGGAACTGCCATTGCCAGGCTTGCGTCCGAGTCTATTCTTTTGCTTTTTCATTTCTTACCTTATTATATTATAATAATGTGGGTCTGACATCATCTGCCATGATTTGCCATCTTGAGTTATCTGCCACCTCATCATCGGGAAGCTTTGGAGCACCGTCGATTGTGATGTCTCCGTTCATCACTCCCTTAAGCCACTCGATGGCCCGGTCGTACCGGTCCTGCCGTATCTTAGCCAGCTTGTAGGGATTGTGCTGGCAGAAGATGTGATAGACGGTGATGTCGATGGCGAACATGAGGATGAGGGCGTTTCTTTCCTCTCCTTCGGCTGAGAAGATTTTCTCACAGTCGTAGGTCTTGTTGAGATAGCCCTTCATTTCTGCTATAGCCCTGTCCTCGCAGATTTCAATGATCTGTGGGTCGTAGGTGGCTGACTCCTTGCGGAGCAGGGAGTCGAGGATTTCACGATGTATGGTGGCATCGTAGTCCGATGTGTTGATGAATTTTGCCATAGTTACATTCTGTATGGGTTGTTATCATTGAGTTCTTCGTATGAGATGGTGACTGTCGGCTCCATCTCCATGACCTTGTTTTCAAGGATGGTGATTCCGCCCTCTATGCAGTCGGGGCCGTCGGCATTGTATGGAAGGTGCATCTCGAAGAGCTTGAACTGGTTGATGAGTTCCTGCATGTGTGGGTTGTCACGTTCCTCCTTGTTGAAGATCCAGGCTCCGTTTCTGTCTATCGGCTCCAGGTTCGCCTCAATACGGGTTGCCTTGTCGGTCTTCTTGCGCTCATCGCCCTTGATGTAGAGCTGCCTGTTCCTGGCCTTGCACTCCTCACGCAGCAGGGGCTTGAACACCTGGTTGAAGAAAGGATCCTGGAGCTTGTTGTTCTCCATGTAGCAATACACGTTGGTCTTTCCTCCCACATAGTCCATGATGTCGAAATACCAGCCGATGAAGGTGGCATTGAGTTCACGGGCAAGGAATCCCTTGATGATGTAGTACACGCCCTTGTACTTGCCGATGAGCCACAGAGCCTTGGTGGAACTTGCCTTCTTCCTTGAATCGGAATAGGCAGGGTCACCATAGAGTATGAGGAACTTGAACTTCCTGAGAGGCGGAACCTTGCCGAACGGCAGGTACTTGAAGATGGTTCCCTCGCTCACCGGATTGTTGAAGTACTCTGCCTGTGCGCTCTTGGTGGAGATATTGGAGAGCACGGTGTCGATCTGTTCCTCCGTGTTCTTGGCTGGCCAGGTGGAACGTCCGTTCTTGTCACGGATGTTCACGATGTCCCAGTGTCTTGCCTTTTCACCAGCACGCCTGATGCAGCAGTCCTTGGCAATGATGTTGCCACACCAGAGAATCAGGGTCGGTTCTGAGATGGAACGTGTAGGATAAAGCGAAGCCTCGAACCAGTCCCATTTCTTCTTCAACGTCTCCGGGTTGCGGCAATCCTCATCGGTGTCGAAGTCATCCATGTAGATGACATCCGGTCGGATGTCCTCATTACGGGCACCACGTGGAGCGGAACCAGCACCCAGGGCGAAGAACTTGGCTCCGCACTTGGCCGTGAACTCTCCATCCGTCCACTGTCCGAGGGTCATCTGTGAACCGTAGAACTGACGGATTCTAGGGTTTGACTCGAAATTGATCTTGTAGGGTGCAAGGAGTCGTTTGGCAGAGTCGATGGTGGCCGATGCCAGGACAAAGAACTTCTTCCGCTTTGTCAGGGCAAGGTACATGCAGATGAACATTGCCACCGTTGACTTGGCAAGTTCACGGCTCCATGACAGGACCTCGTACCATTCATCATGCTCGATGATGCGTCTGATGGCACGTACATGGAAGGGCGCAAACTCATACTTGGCATACTTGGGGAAGAAGTATGTGATCCATGCAATCGGGTCTTCCTCCAGTTTCTTTCTCTTCCGGTCGATGTCGCTCTGTGAGAGCCAGTCTTCCACAGGTACATCGGCAGCAAGGGCCTTGTGGTGTTCTTCCCACCTTTTCAAGGCGTTTCTTTCATCTTGTGTCATTTCAGCTGATCTTTAATGAATAAATCCCAGAGTTCATTGTACTCCTTCGCCTTCTCGATGTCGATGCCACGGAGCCAGTTGGTGAACTTGATGCCCACGTTGACGATGTCGGTGATACCAGCATCGTTCTGCAACTTCTTGATGGCTGACGTAATCTTGACCACGGTGTCCGCCTCCTTTGGGGTGAAGGAACGCTCACCCTCCTTTCGTGCGTTTGCCTGGTTCTGAATCTCGCTTACCTGCCGGATCATTCCTGCAAGGATGTTTTCCGTGGAAATGGTGAACGAGGCACGCAGTTCCTCCCATTTGCCTTCCCTTGCCCATCGGGAAACCGTCTGTCTGGTGGTTCCCACCTTGGCAGCAATCTCTTCCTGGGTGCATCCGCCCTTGAGGTAGAGATCCTTGGCAATATCCTTCTTGTTAATGTTACTTTTTACCATATAAATAGAGTTTTGTACTGCAAAGGTCTGAATAAAATGGCAAAAAAAGAAATCGTCTTTCTGGGGTGATGCTCATGAACACTACGTTGATGCCCACGGAGTTCACGCTAGAACCGACATTTGCATAAGTCGAAAAAAGTCCCGATATTTGCAGAAAAATTCGAGCATGAAAAAGAAATTTAGCAATATAATAAAAGGTGATGGCAAGACCATCATCATGCTCTATGGAGAAGTCGGAGAAGGATGTTCCGTAGATAGCAGCCGTGTGGTTAGCGAGCTTTTCGCAAATGAGAACCAGGACTGCAAGATCGAGGTGCGCATCAACAGCCAGGGTGGAGATGTTTTCAGCGGCATGGCCATCTACAACGCCCTCCGACAATCCAAGGGCGACATCACCATATATATTGATGGAGTGGCAGCGAGCATCGCTGCAATCATTGCCTTATGTGGAAAGCCTCTCCTTATGAGTCCCTATGCCAAACTTATGCTTCATAACGTGAGCGGTGGCACATACGGCAATGCCTCCGAACTCCGTCAGACAGCGGAGCAGATGGAAAAATTGCAGACCAACCTCGCCACCATGGTTGCCAAACGCCTCGGCATGACGGCAGAGGAGGTTGAGAAGAAATACTTCGATGGGCAGGATCACTGGATTTCCGCAAGCGAGGCTCTTGAGATGAAACTTGTGGATGGCATCTATGAGATGGATGAGGTGGCGGACCCACCGACTACTACTGAAGGTATTTATAACTATTTTAATAACCGGCTTGACTTCAAGCCACAAAACAAAGGAGAAATGGCATTATTAGATGACATCAAGAAGATTCCGACTTTTGAAGACAAGGCGGATTCAAGTGCTATCTTGGCACACATCGTAAATTTGACAAACAAGGCAACCAGGGCTGATGCCCTGTCGAAGACCGTTGAGACCTACAAGGCGGAACTTGACAAGCTGCACAAGGAAAAGGATGAGACCCTCATCAGCAACGCTGTCAAGGCTGGCAAGATTGCCCAGGAGCAGGTGGAAACCTTCAAGAACCTCTTGAAGAACGACCGTGAGAACGCCATCAAGCTCATCGACGGCATGAAGGGCCGGGTACAGAACCGTGCGGTTGACTTCATCCATCCTGACCAGCATGGTGCTGGAAGCTTCGCAAACAAGAGCTGGGACGAGATTGACAAGGAGAATAACCTTGGCACTTTGAAGCAGCAGGACTTCACACTCTTCAAAGACCTCTACAAGCAGAAGTTCGGTGTGGACTACATTGAGTAATAACTTTTAATATTTTAAAGAAATGGCATTAAACAGACAAATTTGGATCAATACCATCGTCGAGAATTTCTTCCCTGATGATTCCTTCATGGCGAAAAGTATTGATGACTCTGACTTCGTGAACGTCAAGACCGTTCACATCCCTAACGCAGGCAAACCTTCGAGTGTCGTTATCAACCGATCAGAGAAGCCAGCGGCCATCAAGGAACGAACTGACCAGGAACTCACCTACGACATCGACGAGCTGACAACAGACCCTATTCACCTCTCCGACGTGGACAGCGTGGAGCTTTCATACAACAAGCGCAACAGCATCCTTGCCAACGATCGCAAGCAGTTGCAGAAGACGGCTGCCCAGAATCTGCTCTACAAGTGGGCTGGAAGTTTGAAGAATAAGATTTTTACTACAGGTGATGCCCGTGAGGCGCATACTTCAGGTACAGCCACAGGCAACCGCAAGAAGTTTACCAAGGCTGCCGTGATGAAGGCCATGATTCAGTTCAACAAGGACGATGTTCCGGCAGAGAACCGCTTCCTGCTCGTTGACTCCGTCATGTATGCTGACCTGCTCGACGACCTGACCGACAAGGAACTTTCAGCATTCCTCTCCTGTGCCGATGCCTCAAGAGGCGTTCTCGGCAAGCTTTATGGTTTTGAGATCATGCAGCGTTCACAGGTGCTCCGTACAACCGCCAATGGTGGAGCCTTGCTGAAATGGGAGGAAGAAGCAGTAGCAACCGAGCTTGCGGCAGGTCTTGCCTGGCAGCAGGACTGTGTGAGCCGTGCCCTCGGTGAGGTGAAGATGTTCGATGATACAGGCAGCCCAACCTACTATGGTGACATCTATTCATTCCTCGTTCGCGCTGGTGGCTCTCCACGTCGCTACGATGGCAAGGGCATCGCAGTCATCATCGAGAGCAACGCAGCCTAACCGTTAACTCATTAATACAGACTCTATGATTTTACCGAGAGTAAAAATTCAGTTTCTCAATGGCCAGCTGGGAACCGTCGGTGAAAGTGCCGACGGCCTCATGGCCCTCATTTGCGGTGCAGCGGCCGTGGCAAGCACGATGGTGCTCAATACTGCCTATACCATCACGAGCATGGATGACCTCGCAGCTCTTGGTGTCACCTCGGAAAACAACGCAGCCCTCTACAAGCAGGTATCTGAGTTCTATGACGAGGCAGATGCTGGCACAAAGCTCATCCTCTACCCGGTGGCCCCAACAACAACCGTGACTGCCCTCTGTGACTATACACAGACGAATGCAGGATACGCACGTGACCTGATCGCCAAGCAGAACGGCAACCTCAGAGGTATCGGTATCGCCAACCTCAACACTGGTACTACGGAGGAAAGTGCAGAAGGACTTGCCCCCGATGTGTTCACAGCTTTGCCTAAGGCACAGCAGCTGGCAGAATGGGCAACCACTGACCTCTATGCTCCTCTGTTCTTCATCCTGGAGGGAAGAAACTATGATCCTTCCAAGGAACTGAAGGATATGACCCAGGAGAAATACGACCGTGTAGGCATCACCATCGGTGACACCGTGGCTTCATCTAAGGGCGCAAGTATCGGAACCTTGCTTGGCCGTGTGGCAAGCATTCCTGTGCAGCGCAATATTGGACGGGTGAAGGATGGCTCTCTTGCCCCATTGAAAATGTTCGTGGGTGCAAGCAAGGTTGATGAGTCGGAGAGTGCCATCAGAGGCATCTTCGAGAAGGGCTACATCGTACCCCGTAAATATGTAGGCAGAACAGGCTATTTCTATGCAGACGACAACCTGGCATGTGACCCTACTGGTGATTATTCGCACATTGCCACACGCAGGGTGATTGATAAGGCTTACCGCATTGCCTACAACCTGCTTCTTGACATGCTCCTCGATGAGCTTGAAGTCAACGAGGACGGAACCTTGCAGGTAGGCATCGTCAAGAGCTGGCAGCAGACCGTGGAGAACGGCATCAACAAGCAGATGACCGCCAATGGTGAATTGTGTGCATCCTCCGATGGCGAGGGATGCAAGTGTTACATCGACGAGACACAGAATGTGCTCAGTACATCCAAGGTTCTCGTAACTCTGAAGGTACGCCCATACGGTTATGCCCGATATGTGGACGTAAATCTGGGCTTTTTGGTAGAAACTAGCAACAGTTAAAGATTATGTTTAATTCAAGAGAATATGAATGGGCAGACATCTCCGTGGTTCTGGCTGGCCGACCTGTCACTGGATTCCGTGCCGTAGAGTACAATCCCAAGCAGGAGAAGGAAGCCGTATATGCCAAGGGCAACAAACCGCACGGCATCCAGCGAGGCAACAAGTCGTATGAGGGTTCCATCACCTTGCTCCAAAGCGAGTACGAGTCGTTGAAACAGGCTTGTGGTGGAGACATCCTTGACGCATCGTTCGACATCGTGGTAGCCTACGGCAATGCCTCCAAGGGTGATGCCATCGTGACGGACATCCTCGTGGGTGCGGAATTTACTGAAGACAAGACCGCATGGAAGCAGGGAGATAAATTCCAGGAGAAGGTGCTTCCTTTTATCTTCCTCGACAAGAAGGGCGCATAGCGTTTGAACACCATTCAAATAACATTCAAAAACGATTTGAAAATGAAAGTAGATAAGCAGAAAGTGGAAGACTGGAAGAAGCAGCATGGCGAAATCTTCCAGATTGAGACAGGCGGAAAGTCGTGCATCATCCGTAAGCCGACACGCAAGGATCTCAGTTACGTGAGCGTGGTGAAAGACCCGATCAAGATGCAGGAAACCCTGCTCAAGCAGCTGTGGCTCGATGGTGATGAGGAAATCCTTACCGATGATGACCTCTTCTTTGCCGCATGCTCCCAGCTTGAAGAAGTTCTGAAGGTGAAGGAGGCTGAGATAAAAAAACTCTAGAGGATGCAGGTATAGAGGATGTCGATGCAAGCAGCATCTTGTATATAGATACCTTGCTGAGATATAATCTATGTCTGGATCCCGACACGCTTCCCGATGAACAGTGGGCGTGGACTATCAGATATTTGAAGGATATAAAAATAGCAGAGAACAGGACTGATGGCTAAAAGTGTATTACAGTTTCTTATCAAGCTTCAGGCAAGCGAAGGCAACGTGATGAGCGTTGCAAGGCGCACGTCTGAGCAGCTTGACAGCATATCCCGAAAGGCTACATCCGTAAGGACACGCCTTCAGGAAGCCTTCTCGTTCTCCAACTTCAAGAGCTCCCTGATGTCCCTGCCCGGCATGGACTTCCTGATGAATCCCTATACCATCATCGGTGCTGGCATCGGTGCAATCACGGCATTAGGGTCACAGGCAGAGAAGACAAGCGTTGCCTTCCGTGTACTGGTGGGTGATGAGCGCAAGGCAGGGGAACTGCTGCAACAGATCAACGGATTCGCAGCAGCCACCCCATTCTCCAATCTCCACCTGGAGGGTGCAGCACAGATGCTTCTGAACTTTGGCGTGGCTGGTGATGATGTCATGAAGCGGCTCCAGCAGCTGGGAGACATTTCCATGGGCGACTCAGAGAAACTCAACTCCCTGGCACTTGTGTTCGGACAGGTCAGTGCTGCCGGAAAGATGTCGGGTCAGGACCTGTTGCAGTTCATCAATGCAGGATTCAACCCATTGAAGGAACTCCAGAACATGACGGGCAAGTCCTACCAGGAACTGCAAAACATGATGAGCAAGGGAAAGATTGGCGTGGATGCCGTATCTGCTGCCTTGCAGCATGCAACAGGTGTTGGAGGTATGTTCCATGGTATGATGGAGGAACAGAGCAAGACCGTTGCTGGAAAATGGAGCACGGCTATCGGCTTGGTTCAGCAGCGGGCCGTGGAGGTGTATGACAAGATACAGCCGTTCATCCTGCAAGCCATCGACCTGTTTCAGGATGTATCGGGAAGTGTCCTTGATGTCGTTGACTCCATCGCTTTGTGGGCAACCGACTTGCAGCCTGTATGGGATGGTTTCGCTCTCATCTCCAATATTGCAGGAAGACTGTTCGGATGGCTTGCGGATGCCGTATCTGCAACCATCGGATTCTTCTTCAGATGGAGAGCCGAAATAGGATATGTGGCATCTGTCATTGGCGTTGCCACCATTGCCTTCAACCTTCACAACATAGCCATGACTGCCTACGGTGCAATCATCACGGTGGTGAGTGGAGCCACCAGGGTGTGGGCAGGTGTACAATGGTTGCTGAATGCTGCCATGAATGCCAATCCTATAGGACTAATCATTACCGGCATCGCTGCCCTCACAGCTGGCATCGTGTACTGTTGGAACAGATTTGCCGGGTTCCGTGCCTTCATCCTCACCATGTGGGACACCATGAAGGGCTTTGGCTCCATCATCAAGAACTACGTGACGGATAGAATCAAGGATTTGCTCAGTGGTGTTGGAGAACTGGGCAAGGCTCTGGGAGAACTCTTCAGCGGAAACTTCGAGGCAGCCTGGAATCATGCCGTTTCGGGAGCCAAGAAAATCAGTGGAGTCAATGCTGCCGCCAATGCCGTGGGTAATACGAAGACTCTCGCAAATGGAATCAGAAACAATTATCAGCGGCATTCAAGGGAAAAAGGCAGAAAAGGCTCGACCCTATACCATCATGAAACAGCTCAAGCACCACACCGTAGCATTGCCAAACCGGGGCTGAAGGGAAGCACGCAAGACGTGATGTTCGGCTCTGGTGGTGGTGGCAAGGCTGGCAGTGGCAGTAAAGGCGGACGTGGTGGCAAGTCCACAGCCGATGCTCTGGCCACAGGCGGTTCCCGAAGTTCTAACATCCACATCACCATAGGAAAGTTCTTCGACAACATTCAAGTGACAATGAACGACAAGACGGACACAGCGGAACTGGAGCGTGTCGTGCTCCAGTGCATGAACCGGGCCTTGTCAATAGCAACAAGTACAGACCGATGAGCACAACGAACAGATTCATATTACAGAACTTGGCCTTGCGAACCATGGGACTCACCAAGATTCCACCATACTGGCTGTTCCGTGAGAACAACTTCCATGGTGTGAACCTTGGCTACCTGTCAGCGGCAAAGACCATTCCGGAGAGTTCCGGATTCGATGTTGACAAGATGACCGATGAGGAACTTGCCGACGTGGTACGTACCAATGCAAGGGGAATCCCCATGGTGCTGCCTCTCCGCTTTCAGCTGGAGGAGTCTGGTGCGAAGGAATGGCTTTTTCCTACGGAACCGATGATCAGTCTGAATGGTCAGAACATTCTCACCAGGCGACATGTGTCGAAGGGAACCATCAAGGGAAGCATCAAGGAGCGGTGGACGCAGGATGACTACAGCGTGAGGATTGAGGGAATCCTTTTTGGTGAGGATGGCCAATATCCCGAAGCAGATGTGGCAAAGCTTAGAAGTTTCTGTGAAGCTGGTCATGTGAAGGTGCTCAATCCTTTGCTGGAAATCTTCGGAATCAGCCAGCTTGCCATCGAGAGTTGGGACATCCCGTTCACATCGGGAACGGCAAATCAGAACTATACCATCCAGGCATACAGTGACGACATCTACAAGTTGCTTCTGAGCCGTGATGACTTAAACGCATGATGATATGTACACAATGGCTTTTGACATAAGAATCGGCAAATACAAGCTTTGCATGATTGACAAGGTGGAAATCCACCGGAGCGTGGAACTCCTGGCAGACACGGCAGTCATCACACTCCCTGCATCCGAATACAACAAGGCTCTCCAGATAGAGGATAAACTTCACCGTGGTGACAAGGTGATCATTACCCTAGGCTACAAGGAGCCGGGACTTGAAACGGAGTTCGAGGGATGGCTTCAGCGCATATCGACCGACGGAGGAAATATCAAGCTGCATTGCGAAGATGACCTCTATCTGTTCCGAAAGGACATCGGAAACGAGGTTCTGATGAAGGTTTCCCTCAAGGATCTTCTCTCAAAGGTGGTCACCGGATGTGGATTGTCATTCAAGGTGGAGTGCTCCTACTCCTGGACATACAACAAGTTTGTCATCAACAATGCCACTGGCTATGATGTGTTGAAAAAGGTGCAGGAGGAATGTGGGGCGGACATCTATCTACAGGACGAGACCCTGCACATTCATCCTCCAGGCGAGAAGATGGGAGTGGAATGCTTCTATGACTTTGCCCTGAACGTGGAGGAAGACAACCTCACCTACCATCGGGCAGAAGACAAGAAGATACAGGTCATCGTGAAAGCTCTGATGCCAGACGGAACCGTCAAGGAGATCGAGACAGGCTCAACTGGAGGAGACAGGATTGAAATCAAGTGTGCCACCAACGACGAGGCTTCCATGAAGGCTCGTGGTGAACTGGAAGTGAAGCGCAGAAGCTTTGATGGCTATGAGGGAAGCATCACGGGGTGGCTCATCCCGGTATGCAGACCGTCAGACAGCGTGACTCTACATGATGCGGACTATCCCTACAAGGATGGAACCTACTTCGTGACGGCCGTGACAACCGAGTTCTCACGAGAAGGTGGCAAGAGAAAAGTTAATTTAGGATTCAGACTCAGTTAGGATATGGATGATTACAGACAGTTGCAGGAACATTTGAGAAATGTGGCAGGTGGAAGAAAGACCATCTCCATCTATCAGGGAATCGTGAAGTCGGTTGACGGCAACCTCTGTGAGGTGACCGTGGGAAACATCAACATCCCTGGAGTAAGACTCAAAGCATCAGAACTTGCTGATGACGGACTGATGCTCATCACCCCAAAGGTGGGGAGTGCCGTGACCATTGGCAGTCTGTCGGGAGACCTTACGGAACTTGTCGTTCTACAGGTGGATCACATCGAAACCATCGTCATCAATGGCGGCAAGCTGGGAGGACTCATCAATATTGGCCAGCTGACCGATAAAATCAACGAGCTTGTGGAATCCTTCAACAGCCACACCCATCAGGTGACCGTGAGCCATCCCGGTGGAACCTTCACTACAGTTAAACCTATGGAATCCGCAAAGACGTTCGACAAGGGCGACTATGAGGATGATAAAATAAAGCATTGACATGGAAGGAATACAACTTGAATACAACAAGGATTCTCCTATATTGGAGCCAATCGTGAAGCATGGAAGCCTGTTCGTGGGTGATGTGCTCAGACAGAACCAGGCACTGGTGCTTTCCCTCCATAAGGGTGAGCTGAAGGAGAATCCATCCGTGGGAGTCGGTATCAGCGACATGCTGCTTGACAATGATCCCATCTACTGGAGAACCCTGATCAAGGAACAACTGGAGATGGACGGACAGACCGTTGACAAGGTGACAATCACCATGACAGGCATTAAGATTGAAGCAAAATATTAAAATGAACATAACAATGATCTTAGAACATTTCTTGAATAAATTGACGGTGGTGTTCTCCACCGTATGGGGATGGTGTTTGTGCCTTCTCCTGATAATCGCCAATTTCTTTGCAGGATATGAGATTATGGTGGGGTTCACCGTCGGGGCGGTTGTGATGGATGCCTTCTGGGGCATTCTCTCCAGCTTGAAGCAGAAACGCTTCACCAGAAGTGAACTTGCCAGGGACTCATTCAGCAAGCTGGCAGTATATGGGTCCGTGATTCTAATCTTTATCTTTATCGACAAACTCATCGGTGTGAGCAACGGACTCACCACAAGCGTAATCTGCATCTGCATCATCCTCGTGGAGCTTTTCAGTACAGCTGCAAGCATGCTGATCTGTTTCCCGAACATGCCGTTCCTCAAACTGCTGAAGAAGGCTCTTGTGGGTGAGATTGCAAGTAAAATGAATATTAAAACGGAGGACGTAGAAAAAGCCCTCGAAGCATTAAATAAAAAATGAGAGAAATCAAGTACATCGCAATTCATTGCACGGCAAGTAAACCATCTACGACCGTGAAGGAGCTGGAACTTCATTTCAAACGAATAGGTTGGAAAAAGCCCGGCTATCATTATGTAATTCTTCCCGATGGAACCATCAGTCAGATGCTCAGTGTCGAGAAGGTCAGCAATGGAGTGAAAGGCTGGAACTCAAAGCTCATCAACATCGCCTACATCGGTGGTATCGACGAGAAGGGAAAGCCTGTTGACAACCGAACAGAGGCACAGAAGAAATCTCTGGTGAGTCTGCTGAAGCTCTTGCGTAAGTCATATCCTGATGCCATCATCCAGGGACACCGTGATTTCAGTCCGGACTTGAATCATGACGGCAAGATTACTTCCAATGAATGGGTCAAGGCTTGCCCTTGCTTCTATGCCAAGGAAGAGTATAAGGACATCTAAATTATAACGACATGAAGCATTACATTTATTTACTCCTGGCAGTGATCATGTTTGCTGCCTGTGGTTCCAGCAAGCGGATGGATTCATCCCAGAAGCTGGTGGTGAAGGACTCCGTGAATATCCGTGACTCCATTGTCTTCAAGGATTCCGTAATGGTCCGGTATGAGTACAACCTGATTGATTCGGTTAAGGTAAGGGATTCTCTGGTGCTGGTTCTTGACAGCCAGGGCAACATTCTGAGCAAGGAGCGGTATCGGGACACGGAACGCAACCAGAAATCAAATAAGAATGAATCCACAAATCAGAAACAGTATGGATCCAAGATGTTGGAGACAGACAAACGGCATGACATGGATAAAAACATTCAGAAAGAGGTAGTAGAGCCTCCGTCCCATAAATGGGGAGTATATGTTTTAACCGGGTTGTTCATCTGTTTTATCCTGTTTATCACCTGGTATTTTCGTGTGGGATATAAAAAATAAATAGATATGAAGACAAAGGTTAAGGACGGACAGACGATGGCAGACATCGCCATCCAGGAGTTTGGATCATGGGAGGCTATGGTGGCCATCGCCCAGAAAAACGGAATCAGTATAACTGAGATTCCGGAACCGGGGACAGAACTCACTCTGCCTGAAGGAACATGGAATCGGGTTATGCAGAACTTCTGCAAGAACAATGACGTATCTCCTGCTACTGCCAGGGACAACGGCAATGTCCGTCTGAGAATCTTTGGCGAGGAATTTACTCAAGAGTTTAAGTAACATGGCAAGAACTGTAGCAGAAATCAAAAAGACAATGACGGATGCTTTCATGGCTGATGCCACCATCCGTGAGAAATATGGGATGAAGGAAGGCAGTACATGGAACGGCAGCTTCTCATCTGTGAGTTTGGAGAACATCATCTTCTTCATCGTAGCAGCTTGCTGCCATGTGCTTGAATCCATCTTCGAGCTATATATAAAAGATGTGGATGAAAAGATCTCCATGGCCGTGGTAGCCTCCGTGCCCTGGTACTACAAGATGGCAAAGGCTTTCCAGTATGGTGACCAGCTCGTATTGAACGAGACCACCCAGCAGTATGGGTACGCTATCATCGACGAAAGCAAGCAGGTTGTGAAGTATGCAGCCGTGAGAGACCGTGGCACAAGTGTTCAGATCCTCGTGAGCGGTGACAAGAACGGAATGCCTGTAGCCCTTTCAAACGATGTTTTAACGGTGTTCAAACAGTATATGAACAGGGTTAAGGTGGCAGGAGTCGTACTTTCAGTCCGTTCGAAAGAAGCGGATAAAATTATTATCAAGGCAAAGATCTACGTGGACTCATTGGTAATCAATACTGATGGAACGGTTATCTCTGGGGTAAGTAAACCTGTGGAGGAAGCCATCAACTCATATCTGAGAAGTATCGTATATGGAGGTACTTTCAATAAGACCAAGTTGACGAATGCCATACTGAACGTAGAAGGAGTGAATGATGTAGAACTTGGTGATTGTTCCTACATGGAGGACGGAGGCTCAACCTATACGGTGATAAAAGGTAATAACTATACGGCTTTGGGTGGTTGCTTCATCGCAGAAGGTCTTTCAAACTCATTGAACTATGTGGTACAAGATTGATATGACAAAACTGGTGGTACAGTTATTACCTCCAATCCTGAGAAGCAAGTTTCTCACTGCTCTGATGAAAGTGCTCATTACTCCATTTGCATTCATTTATGACAGGATGCTGAAACACCGTGACAATGTTTCGGAAAGACTCGACATCACGGCAAATGTAATCTACCTGGAGAAAGTCATGAATGATACTTTCTTCTTGAAGGAAAACCAGATTTACATCGAAACTCAAGAAGAAGACTTGGCAAGCTATTGGCACTTCAAACATAATGAAGCCCCATATAAATACTTGCAGAAGGGCACAAAGGAAGGCATCTATATGAAATGCAAGGAAGAAGGCAGCTATAAGGTAAGCTTTATAGTCTATGTTCCAACTTTCCTTTGTACTTCCCTAGATCAGGCAGTTGACAAATACAAGGGCAAGAACCTAACCAGGATTAAGGAACTGTTATCATTTTACAAACCAGCTGGACGCACGTGCAGCATAATTTTATATGATTATGAATAGATTACTTTTTAATGAAGGCGGTCAACCAGTTTGCCTGGATGACTTGAAGACATTACAGGACCTGATGGTCGAAACAATCAAGGCTCTTGTCTCTTCATTGGTCAGAACCAACGTGTTCATTCTAAACGAATATAGTTTGCTTGGCTTTAGTTTTGATTCTGGTCGCTACAAAACAACCTTGTCTGCTGGCACGCTGGTTGTGGATGGTGACTTCCTTCCATGGCCGGAAACGACACTGACCCTGGAATCACCAGAGCAACCTATATATATATGTGTCAAAAACAAGGAAGAAGACATTAGAACCTTTGAAGATGGACAGAGCAGAAACTGTACTCAATCCAAGGAAGTTTATGTAAGTACGGATCAGACAGGAGCAGACCAGGCTTATAATTTATATAACTTGCACTCTATGCTTGACTTACTCTCTTCAGCTTTAGGAATAGAAAGAACCAATACGAATGTACCTGTCACTTTCTTCAATGGGTATTCCGGCAAGGTAAAGGTCGTGGACCCAGGTGACGGAACTCCAAGACAAATGTCTATTGATATTAGTACTTCAGCAGAAAACTGGGATACATCTGTGGGAACCATGGCAAAAGGTATGCTTTTCCGTATTGATGACGACAGCATAGGCAATGTCATTCAGGGTAAGACAACGCAGTCTTTTGAGTACAATGGGAAAAAGTATTGTCTTGGTATTTGCGCACAGCCTTTGGCTCCAATAGTTCTTTTGCAGCCAGAGGGAGGATTCCCTTCAAACTTTTACGATGAAGATTATTCCTTTCCTCCTATTCCAGTATCATTTACATTCAAGCTCAGTGAGTTCGATAAAAGAGTATAGATAGCTTATGGAGTCAATATACAGTTTACAGCAACGTGCTGACACCTTGCGTCAAAAGACATTGGTGGATAGTATTTCCCCAGAGGAAGTTGGCAGTCTTCATGCAGATACCTTGGCGTATCTTGCAGATATGGAGCAGAATGCAGAAGGACTTGGAATCCACAAGGTCTATAAGAGCTTTGCTGCCATGAATGCAGACAGCTCTGCTCCTGTAGGTACAAATGGCAAGCCTCTTCGTTTTGGCCAGCTGGTTGCCGTCTATGACAATGACAATCAGTCTCAGGCAGAAAACGGCAATATCTATGCCTTCCAGAAAGGAGCAGAGGCAGGATGGCTTCTGATGGGTAACCTCAACAGTATTGGAGAGGTTACCGCCAAAATTGCGGCTATCAAAAGCGATATTGCTGGGTTGAAGGACAAGGACCTGGAACATGATAAAGCCTTGGAAAAGAAGGCTAATGCGGCAGACGTTGATACAAAGTTTGCAGAAGAGAAGAAGCGTGTTGATGCTGAGCTGGTAAAGAAGGCTAATGCGGCAGACGTTGATACAAAGTTTACATCGGAAGCTGCTAGGGTTAATGCTGAACTGGATAAGAAGGCTAATGCTGAGGAGGTGAAGCAATCGTTTTCAGAGCAGACCGCCAAGAATACCGCACAGGATGCCGAGATAACCAAGAAGGCGAATGCAGAGGATGTTAATAATTCCATGCAGGAGCTTGACAAGAAGTTGAACAGAAACCTCCTCGCCATTGAGTTTGACGATGATACTGGCGAACTCAATGCCATCATCGGGCAAGACTCTACAATCAGATCTGTTTCTACAGATGAGGATGGAAATGTAATCATTGAACAAGAAATCATTTAAAAATAACATATATGGGCACAACAAAATTAAATATCGGCAAGATTCCGATTTCAAAGGGAGAGTACCAGGAGGGTACTGCTTACCAGCGATTGAACCAGGTGACCATGCTTGGCTCAACGTACCAGAGCAAGATTGACGACAACACGTCTGCTCCTGCCCAGATGGGAGCGGACGGAGCCGTTGAGAACATCAACACGGACAAGTGGCTCTGCATTGCGGTTGGAAACGTTTCAGCCGCAAAAAAAGTCGTGTACAATAACGAGACCAGCGGCCTGGAGGCCGGAAACGTGCAGGAAGCCATTGACGAAGTGGGTTCCAAAGTCAGCGACTTATCATCTGATTTAAATACGAAGTTTGACAGCTTGCAAGAATCTTCTGACGACTTACGCAATAATAATAGTATAATTTTCAATGCAGTCGATAAGATAATAGAATTACCTACATCTTATGGTGTTTTGAAAAAACAATACTTGCATGCATCTTCAAGTACAACTGCTATAAATGATGCTGCAAGATTATATTGTGTTTACATTGATGGGGCTTGTAAAATTGTCTGTTCTAATCTGGCGAATATGCAAGATGGATATGGCACAAGATGTTGGGCTGCGTATTCTGAGCGTGAAATTAATGATGCATATTTTATAAGTGAGTTTTCTGACCCAAAAATTACACCTAGAAGAAAAGGTGTATCGTGTGAATTAAATATACCAGAAACAGTGAAGATGGTATGCTTCTCAACTCTAGCAGGTACAGAGCCAACAATTAAAGTGACAAAATTACTGGCTGCTACAAAAATAAGTGGCGATATAGAGAATAATTCGTTAAAGATAAATAAGCATCTAACAGAGGAAAAAAAGTACACTGGGTCATCACTTACAGATGTACTGACTCCTTGTTATTTTAGACTTGGAGTTGCAGAGATGAATAATAATATTCAATCATATTTATATTATCCTAAAGATGGTGTTTCTATTTCTATAAAAAATTCCATTGGTAATACTAATGCAAATCCTGTAATAGTATTCTTTAAAGATGTTTTTGAAATAAATAAAGACACAACTATAAACTGGAAAGAACATGTATATGAAGATTATATTGGAATGAATATTTCTAATTATACATTAAGTATAAATAGACTCAATATTCCAATGGGGGTAAAAATGGTGTATATCTATTCTCCGATTAATACTTCCTTAGAATTTACTGAGTATCTACCAGTAGATGTATCAACATTGAAGTCAGATGTATCAACATTGAAGTCAGATGTATCAACATTGAAGGAATTTCCTACATATATGAATACTGAGATTGTTGACACAGAGTATGACTTCGATGAGCAGTCTATAATTGCCAAGTTTTTTGCAGACCGGCTTACTCATAGAAACAAATATATAAATTCCAATTCCAGAAAGGTATATTGGTCTCCTAAAAATGGAAATGATAGTTCCGATGGACTAACAGAAAGTACGGCAGTTAAGTCTTATGAAAAGGCTAACAGCCTTCTATCAGACGGTTGTGAACTGTATATTGAGAGAGGTTCTGTTATAACAGAACTGTGTAAATTTAATTATAACGGTTTGCTCATAGATGTATATGGTAGTAAATCATTTGACAATCCTATTTTTGATAATTTCATTGAAACAAAAGCGTCTGAATGGAGTAAGGTTGATGGTTATGACCATATATATAAAATGACCAAGCATATAGAAGCATCTGGAGACAATATCAATTTTGTGCAAGTAGCTGTAGATGGACATAATATTTCTAATATTCATGTTGTTTATGTAGATAATGCAGCAAGACCAAATGTTAGTAATTGTAATATCTATACGCAGGAAGAGGCTATGAATAGACTTAATAGCAACTTAAACGAGGCATGGTGTAGTTGTTATGAAGGAGGATATTCATTTGATGAAGGAGATTATGAAATCTACATATCATTGGCTGATGAACCATCTAATCATAAGATAGAAGTTACTAATCACATGGCTAGATGTTTGATAGAATGGGAAGGATGGAATGATGTCAGACATATAAACACAAGAGGTAGTGCAGGAAAAGATGGATGGCAAATTTTTGGTAATACATATATGGAAGATTGCCATATTTACGATTTTTGTCATCATGGTTTTTTGCAAAATGGCGGTATGATGAGAATGTATAATTGTTCCGCAGAAGCGCCACGAGGAGCTATCGGATATTTATATCATAATTTCAGCACAAGTCAAGACAATATTAATAATACCGTAGATATGTTCATTAATTGTACTGCAATATCTGATGGTCAACAAGGAGCTTGCTATTCAGGTCATGGAAGTTCAAGTTCGACTGCTGGAAAAGACATCTATATTATAAACGCTTATGCTTCTGGCATTAGTCTATTCTTAGGAGACCCTACATTAATTAGAAATTTGTATGTGAAGAATTGTAGAGTTGAGAACATAGCTTCCATAGGAATGTGTTCGTCAAATCTTACAATCATAAACAACATCCATGGTACGTTAAGTCAGAAATCAAAAGGAACCGTATTTGATAGTCCTATTAAAAATCTTAGAGCCAAAAATGTTGTCTTGAAGATTGATAGCGAAGATGGAATTTCTGGTGTATTATATAGCGCTGACAAGGACATCACCGCACAGAATTGTTTCATCAAAGATAGCAAATTCTACATAACAAAGAATAAATTAAGTGAGGTAAATCCATTCCAGTCACATTATATCTTTAGAAGTGTGGATGGAGGAAAATTCCTTAGATGCGTTTTCATAGACAAGTTTGACGGTGCAGAGCAGGCTAATGAAAAACTGAGTTTTACTCCAGCCATATCTCCGTCTTTTGAGCAGTGCTTGTTCTTTGGTGTAAAAGACAATAGAACAAGTCAACTTGGTGATAATCAGTTCTTGGAAATAGGAGATATAGATAATACTAAATACTTTAGTAACTTACTATATGTTGATAACGGGATAGTAAAAATATTTAAGTAGTTATCCTATTAGAACTCTAAGTCGTTGACTTCGTAAATAACAAAAGGCTAGGTAGAACTTATGAATCTACCTAGCTTTTTATGGGGGTGTAATTTAAACTGTGTCAAGGCTTGTTCTTAACTTTCATTCCCACTCCC